CGTTACCACCGTCCGCCCCGGATGTTGTTCCGCCTGCCCCTCCGGCTCCGATGGTAACGGTTTCCGTGGCCCCCATGGAAGCGGCCAAAAGGATGGAAATGGCTGTTCCACCGCCCGCGCCGCCGCCGGCAGTGCTCACAACATTGTTTTTCCCCCCNCCGCCGCCGCCGCCGCCGATGACGGTAACTTTCGCAGCCTTAAGCCCGGCGGGTTTGGTGTAGGTGCCGGATGCGTCGAAGACGACAATATTCTGAGGAAGCGCTGGAGACGATAGCGTAACGTCAGCATCAGGCAACGTAAGCGTGCGGTTTGCAGTCAATGCCGCTGCATCGAATTTAATCCGGTTCGCGCCACCGCCGGCGATATCCAGCCGCGACGAGTACCAGATCACCCGCCACACATTGCCCAACTCCTTGCGCACTCGCATCGTCATGCCGGCATATGTCACCACATCGGTGGCCTCCGGCAGGATGAGGGACGCACCGTGCGTGACTGTCACGGCCCCCGCAAATTTCAGCAGATACTCGGCCCCATCCGGCGCCGACGTGCCGAAGCTCGTAATAGTCGTGGTTCCGGTGATATTGACAGAGGGCGAGGAAGCGGCCCCCAGATCAACTGTAGCGGCGGATGCGACATCGACGAACGGTGTCGCCTTGCTTTCGATCGTCTCAAGCTCAAAGCCGTCCTCGGTTGCGTTAACCGCAACAATCTTTCCCGCATCGCCTGACGCAATAGTCGGTAAATCGAACAGTGCACGATACCAAGTCCGCGTCCCGCCATTGCTGGTAAACGTGTCGGTCGCGCCGTTGTCAGTGTCGATGTAAAGACCGCCGAGGCCGTCGCCTAGCAATGCAGAGCCCCCCAGCCGCAGGCTGTTAATCGTCGCGTCAATGGTCGTGGCGGAGGCGTCCGCTTTCGTTTCAAACACTCCGAGCTTTTCATTAACCTCGGCAAACGTCTTAGTCTCGCGCGCATCACCTGCCGCGTTATCGACAAGCATGGTGTTGGCGGTCACAGGTATGAGAATACTAGCCGGAATAGAGAGAAGGTCATTAGCAGCGACAAGCTGGCCGTTAAGAACTAGGGACTCAGTCTCGATAGCGTTGGCATTCAGAATGTCGTTGTTATTCATGTCGAGATCGGCAGCCATTTGATTAGGCGTCGTACCGTCGCGAGAAAGAGTGTTTTCTAAAGCTGCCTCGATCGCGTCATTATTTGTGTTAATAGTCGTCGCGGCAGTCGTCGGATTGCCGAGGAGGTTCGATACGTCAGATAAAATAAGTTTAGCCATCTATTCCTCAAGTCTTCACGAGGTGTACAAGAACATGACAGGGCATCGCAGTCGACGATGCGCCGTCGGTGACGAGCTTCACATAAAAATGTACGCCGTCAGTAAATATATTATTACCAGATGGCACCATTTCGAATCGAGTACCTTCCGCCGAGCCCGAGAATGCGATCACCTGACTGCCCATTGCAGCGCCGTCAGATCTCGTCACTGTCACTGTGGCGTCCGCCGTAGCAATAGCTCCCGCCAGAATAAAGTCGATTTGTTCGACAATACACCCGTGGATAGTCGGGATCAGCAGAGTGGATGGACTTGAGATGTCTGCGAAGATTCCGGTCACATGGCGATCGAACTCGTGGAGTTCAGCCAGGATGTCCTCTACGTTCGTCCCAGTAAAGTACCCATCAGAATCTACGACAGAGACTTTCGAAGCTGGGACGCTCGTCCAGGAACCAGATGCAGCGCCATTTGCTACATAGACAGTACCGACTGCGGCAGTAGCGACACCCTTCGGTTCATGAAGATCGGCTCCAGTCAGAGATGAATGTTGTACGGCCACAGTCGGCTCCTTTCGTATTAATCAAGCGCAGCGATGATGGCTGCGACCTTCGCGTTCAGTTCTACGATGGCTTCCTGGAGTTCAGTAACTGTAGGAGTCGCAGCGTCTGCGATCGTCACAGAACCGTTAGCCGTGGGAAGAGTGCCAGTCGTTGCAGTAATAGTGACTGCGGACTGACCAGCCAGGGCACCGGCCACAGTGCCATTAAAGACACCAGTGAATTCGTCCGCGACTAGTTCCAGACCAGCGAAGTCCATTTGTTCGTGCTTGGGCTTAGGCATGTTGCCTCCTTATGAAGGAAGGGGGCCTGTTTCTGGAGCATAGCTCCCAAGCCCCCAACACTGTTAGAACTGGACGACAGCGTCCGCATCCTTGACACGTACGACGACACGGATGACAAGACGACCAGCAGTATGCGTACCGGTTTCCGTAACCGTGATATAGCCCGGATAGGCCGTCTCAGTGCCGATGAGTACGCCAGCGGAGGTTCCGCCTACTCGGATGACGTTCTTCTCACCATTCACATTCAGCGAGGCAATGACAAGACCGTCGACGAGACCGTCATAATCGATCTCGGTCGTACCGTTGAGGCGCTGGAGGCCGATGTCAATCGACGTACCATCCACGAGAGCGACTTCCGAAATGACTTCGACTTCCTCAATGACCGAGTTCCGAGGCACGATCAGATAAGGCGCACCAAAGGCCTGAGCCGAGGTCGTGAGGTCAGCCGCGTTCAGTTCGACTTCGATTACTCGGGTCGGGCCTGCGCCCTGATACTCACCACCTACGACCGTACCGAGTTCGTCAGACGGGAAACGGACACGTAGTCCGTCAGCATTAATCCATACCATAATATGTTCCTTTATAATGGGGGCCGAAGCCCCCGTTTCCTTTACGGATTATACGACGTCGGTGTCGGTCAGGACGGTGACAAGAGCTTCTGGACGATAGAAGCCGAAGCCCCAACGTGCAGTCGTGACATATTCGTCGCGCTGGAAGTCCTTGTTATAATCCGAGTCGACCTTCGGGGGCTGACGCATCGCACCGATAAACGGGTTTGCATCGCCTGCCGTCGAGAAGAAGAGGTTCGCTACGCCAGAGGCGGTCGTTGCCCCATCGATAGTTTCGTTCACTGCCGTCTTCAGCCAGTCGGAGACATATACGTCAAAGCCGTAGATGTTCATCTTGAACTGCATACCAGTCGACATACCGTCGCGTACGATGCCTTCCCACTGCGGGTTATAGGATACGTTCACGAGGTTCGTCAGCGTGGACAGGGTATACTCGACGGAAGGATCGACGATCGCGACGAGGTTAGTCATCGGGACGTTAGCCTTGCGGAGAGCGTACTTAGCACGAGCGAAGTCCTGCGGAGCCATAGCTTCACCAGTGCCAGAGCCGATAAAGCGGTGGTCGCCGCCGTTAATCGTATTCAGGTTCGATGCAGTCTGACCATCAGGACCGATAGCGAGTGCGCCCTGTTCCATACGTTCAGCGATCGCACGGGCCTGCTTCGGAACGAAGGCAGACTCAAGACGAGCGGTGTAGAACGAGTCCTGCTTCATCTTGTTAGTGATGTAGGTAGCCGATGCTACGTAGTCAGAGATACGGAACGTGAAGTTACCGGTATCGATCGCCGTGTAGCGGATCGCCTGACCTTCTTCGTAGTCATAGGTGTCCATCTGACCGATAGACGGGATGTTGATCACTTCACCATCAGGGAAATCGGATAGCATGTCGACGTACTTCATTGCGAAGAGGTCGGCCTCGAAGATTTCCTTGAGGCGGGTCGACCAAATCTCCGAACGAATCAGATGGTCGACAGTAGTAGTCATTACACCAGACATTTAAAACTCCTTATTTGTAATAATCTTGACCAAGTCGAGTCCGTTGCTGGATCATCTCGACAGTCGTCTTTGGATCAAAGTAAGCCTTCGGATTAGTCCTCTTCAGACTCTCGTAGTAAGACTGGTTCTTGATACCGACGTTCTTCATATCAGAGCCAAACGTATTCAGGCCAGAGGCCGGAACAGCAGGGGTCTGGGGAGAACGGGTTTCAGTCACGCCGACGAGACGGAAGAATGCTTCAGGAGCGTCCTTCGCGAGGGCCTCTAGCTGCTTCGGAGCCATACCGACTTCCTTAGCCTTGTGTTGGATCACTTGAGAGGCATTTCCACCGAACTGCTCTTGCAGGACTCGGGTGACTCTCTCGATGTTAGATTCAGCCTTCTTGCTAGACTCACGTGCTTCGAGCAGCGCAGCCAGCTTGGCTTCTAGTGTGGAGTCGTCTAGTACTACTTCTCTCTGACCACCTTGTGGGGTGCCCTGAGCAGGTTCGTCCTTTGCTCCCTTCTCAGCCTTCATTTGGTCAAGGAAGGTCTCTAGGGAGGCGCGAGTCGTCAACTCCTTATTGAGGTCGTCGAGCTTCTTTTTAAGGACTTCAATAGTGAGGTCGGCTTCTGCCTTCCCTCGGGCCAATCCCGAAATGTCCTTAAACTTCTTGCCTTCACCGACGAGCTCGGTGACGTAGTCGACATTCTCATCCACGGTCTGGANNGTGGCGTCAGGCTGTACGTCGAAAATATTGGTCAATGGGTGGTCTCCATTTCCTGGGCTATGCCCTTAGTTAAAATCAAAAAGCTTTTTGACCTTACGGAGAGACCTCACAGCCCCATTCCGGTCAGCCTGTTTATATGCCCACGAAGGACTGTCGTAATCTTGCGTGGTAAGTACATCTTCCTCAGCCTCGAACTTTTCAAGGATCAGTAGAAGACGATCGATCAGAACCCGGTTGTTCTGGAGGATAAAGAGAAGGGCTTCCTTCTCCTTCTCGTCCTTACAATGCTGGGTCCATAGGAGCGGTGTTCGCATCAATTCCCTCCATCGTGGATGGGTCAGAGTAATCGTCAGGAGTCAGACCAGACGGGGTCATCGCCTCGTTCATCAGACTTTCCTGAGCGGTCTGTTCGAGTCGCGTACGTTCAGCACGTTCAGAGATACGGACATACGGGGTCATGATGTCGTAATCCTGCATGTTCAGAACGTCTTCGACCATCTCTGCAAGTTTGACAGAAGAGAAGTGCTGTTTGATCTCTTCGTCCATGCCGAGCGGGGATTGTGCCCAGTTAGTGATATTCTGGATCATCTCAGCCTGTTCAGCGAAGTGGCGAGCAGCTACTGGCTTGATCCGTCCGTTAGCCGAGAGGTCTCCTCGGGTAATATTACGAAAGTCGACAGTACCATACTCGTCGTCGATGACGCGGATACTTGCTTCGGTCAGATTCTCCTTAGCGAGGACAAGCATCGCGTTTAGGAGAGGCTCAATGACCTGCTCTTCGAACTGGGAGATCTTATTCTGGAAGATACGAGAAGCTGCATTCTCTAGTCGCTGGACTTCGTAGGCAGTCTTTTCACCCGGTGTACGGAAGCCCATAGCTTCCTTAGGAGAGCCCGCCATTTCCTCCATCCGAGCTTCGATCTGCTGGATCTCGATATTCATATTCAGTGCTTGGATGTCAGGAGCAATCATCTCGACATCGCCGTCACCGTCTACGTAGATCCTTTCCATCGGACCCCACTCGAAATCCCCGATAGCACCAGAGCCACGGATCTTTAGGACCGGGTAGGTGACGAGGTCGAGGATGTCCGACTTCATGTTCTCGATATGATCGAGACGGTACTGGAGACCTACAAGATTGTCAAGCGGACCCATGGCCCACAGATTATCTTGGCGGATCCGCCATCCGGCATGGTAAACGGGGACTTCGGCCAGGGGATAAGGGTAAGGACGTTTGACTGCAACTTTATGACGGTCAATGACGACGACGAGGTGGTTTTTGAGGAGCTCATTGTTTTCCCTGTCGTAGATGTCACCGACGAAGGTCAGGAGCTCTACGTAGTCTGAAGAGAGGTAGTGATGGTACGAGGTAAACCCGTCTACGTTAAACGCGTCGTCGACATAGTGGATGTCTGTCACGCCGAACGAGGTCACTTGGTCTCGATAGTCCATCGCATAGTCAAAGACGGCCTGCGCGAGCTCTCGGTCGTGGTCTGTCTTAGAGAGCCGATCTAGGACTGACTTAGCCTCACCTATAGTCATGATCGAGCGCCAGATCTTAGGAGAGTTGCTGAACGAGGCAGCAATCGGGTTCATGACGAGATCCTGCGGAGGAATTCGTACAGGACGCGGACCGATAAAGCCGGACTTAATCCCAGTGAACTTATCCTCGATAGACTCGTCTGTCCACTCTACCGTGGCGAAGCAGTTTCCCTTATCGATGTAGTCAAGGACGAGCTTCTTGACTTCTTCCTTGAACTGAGGCTGTGAGACGGCCCACATCATATAGTCCTTGATCGCCTCGACTTTCTTACGAGACTCGTCAGACTTAGAAAAGCCCTGCCAGTTCAGCCAACGTCTTTTGGGAAACATCGTGGCTACGTAATTGGCGTAGAGGTTATCACGGATCTGGGTGAGCTTCGGGAGAGTCGTAGAGTTAGACCAGGGAAGTTTAGAATTAGTCGTGTGTCGGGTCGAGGTGGCGTAGAGATAGCGGTTAAGCTCCTTCCACTCTCCGACCTTTTCCTGACGACCCATATTCCATTCCATCCACTTATTTGCGATGGAGCAACCAAGCTGGTCGCGGGAGATCAGGTCGTCGAGTTCGAGTACCTTGCCTACCAAAGTAAATACCTCGCTGCTTTTTGTAGAAGATCTGGGTCATCATTAAATAATCCGATCCCGTGGTTACACTTTTGGCACAGGAGTTTTCTGACTCTGCCCGAACTATGGCAGTGGTCTACTGCGAGGCGTTTCTTCAAATCAACCTGATGCGTTCCGCAAATTGCGCACGAACCTTCCTGCTCCTGAAACATTTGATTATAATCTTCCAACGAAATCCCATAAGTCTTTTTAAACTTATAGTCGCGCTCCCAATCTTTATAATCATCAGGACGTTCCCGCTTTCTGACATTACGCTCCATCGCTGCATATCGGCTAGCGCAAGTTCTCCCACAGAAAATTTTTCTTGAATCGGTCGTGATAAACTGAGCGTCACACCTCTTACAATTCTTAGTGAGGACTTTACCTGCCATAGTACTCCTTACTTACGTCCGCGACGCTTGACTTTAATCTCTTGCTTCTTAGCGGTCTTCGTACTGTAGCCTGCGTTGTAATCAGAAGCTTCCGAAGGCTTAGAGCTTTGGGGTACCATAGTCTTCTTCGTGTTACCTTCTTTGTCGACGACACGGCGTGTCATCCATTTACTACGAGATCCGTCAAACGGCCCTACATAGTCTTTCTTATTAGGGGTGGCTTTAGTTACTGGTCTTTTCTTAGGCCCCGCCATTATGGATTCCTTCCTCGCTTATATATAGCGCGCTTCATAGAGTTGACCCCGGCTTTCTTGCCGAGTTCTGGGGCTGTTACTACGGTGGTATCTGCAGGAAGCCTCCGCCCTTGCTTGGCCCTAGAGTCTTTACGGACCTCTACGTTCTTTGATTGTCGACGTCCTTTTGTCTTCATTTCTTTTTCTTAGGCTCTACGGCGCGCTTGGTAGATCCAGGCTTAGTATGATACCCAGGCATCTGAAACTCGGTCACGCTAGTCCGACCTGGGGCAGTACGGTACCTTTTTAGGTATCCAGTACCGGCATCATTACCAGGAGAGCGTCCGCGACCAGATGTCTTAGGCCTCTTTTTTGCGTAATCTTTAATTTTTGATGGCATTATCCGAATCCTCCGAAACGATTTGATACTTTCCCTTCCCAGGGCTTCTTAGAGACCGTCATTGCACCCGCTGACGGAGGTACACAAATTTCCATGACCGAGGCCAGGGCGTCCTTTACGTCGTCGTGTGCAGGGTTCTGAAGGACGAGCTCCTCTTCGAGGATTTCGCAGTTCCCACCCTTATAGTGGTAGACCTGACGATTCTCGTACCGAGGATTCAGAGCAGCAAACATCCGCTCTTCCTTCGTACCCATATGACGTGACGGGCGGTGCTCCTCGACGGTCAATGCAAGACCGAAGTTTCGGATATAGTTATCCTTCAGCTCCTTGACAATGATCGCCTGTGCGGCAGTCACCTCAGCCCGGATCTTCCTGAAGTACCATTTCTGGTGCAGGGAAAGAATCTTATCGAAGTACTCTTTGATCTTGTCAGTCTTGAATCGTTCGATGTCGAGGACGTAGTAATTATTGAATGAGTCGACTCCTACGACCACAATAGCTGTGTAGTCGGCCTTATTTTTAAGGGAGTATGCGAAGTCGACAGCGGCGAAGACGTTAAGCCTCCTGCCGTTATACAGGACAGAACCGTTCATCTTCTGGATGAGGTTCTTGTTATAGTACTGGAAGAGATCGCGTTGAATCGGTGCTGAGGCGGCGTCGTTAGGATCGTTATAGTACTGTGCGCGGAACTGGGTCTTGTCGAGGTACTTAGCTCGTTTCTGAGCTAGGATCTTCTGATCGAACCCGAACCACTTACCGTCACCACGCTGTTGACGTGGCCAGAGGAATTCCCCGGAGCCGTCGCCTACGTTCTCTACTTGGCGTTCGAAGACCTCGTAGAGTTTGTATTCAGAGAGGACCTCTCCATTCGCGTCAAACTCTTCGACGCTCATTCCGAGCATGTCATTATACAGATCATTAGGATGGTATCGAGTACCGACAGCCCACTCCTGAGAATCAGCACCTTCGATAGATGCGAGGAGGGAATATTGCTGACGGACCTTCTCACGACCCTCCTCTGTGTAAGCATTCTCTTTGACGACTACGTCATCGAGGACAGCGATATCACAGTGCATACCAGTGATGCCGGTAGTGAGCCCCGCCGTGAATACAGTAGGATCTCGGATAGCTTCTGCCTTCCGGAGCGGATGGTCGACGGAGATTTCAGTATTAGTCCACTTCTCCCGCTTACCTTCGTCTGGATGGATCATCTCCGGCCAGTAGCGACGATAGATTGGAGAGGTCAGGATGGACTTAATAAAGCCCAATTGCTTCTCGGCGAGGTTAGCAGTCGAGGAGATATAGAGGACACGGACCGCTGGATTCCTGGTGATCTCCCACGCTACGCGATAGGCGACCATCGCTGACTTACCGTGGTCACGAGGAAGCAGGCAGAGCTGATGGTGGGCGGCGTCTTGACGAGTCCACCAGGAGAGAAGCTCTTCGTGGACCCCGCCGAGGACTCGCTGCGGATGGATCAGTCGGATGAACGTCGCGAGGTCTCCCTCGGCAGCGATCCGGATCTGATCGATCTTAGACAGGGATAAAGACATTCAGAGCTCCACAAGGTGAGTACACTCCAGTTCCCGCGCCCTCTACGACATTGATCGAACCGTTTGCCGCGTAGATGCCCGTGGAGACAGTCTCGTCTGGAAGGATAGTCACATAGACCGAACCGTCAGGAGCGAGCGTACCGACGCGTGTGGCCGTAAGAGTGGCGTCTGTGTAGTTTGTAAGGAGTAGTTTGGAATTGGCAGGAGAATATGGGAACATCATTTTGACCTCCTGACGTTTCCTAATTAATCACTGAATGGGTTTACCGAACATACGTTCGAAGTCGTCGTCGTGGACAGAACGCTCGGAGAAGAGGCGATCGGCCTCTTGCTTGATCTTTTCCTTCGTGGGCCTGCCGACCTTCTCTTTCTCGTCAGGAGACTTCCATCCGCCGGTGACGAGGAACTTCTGAGCCTGGAAGGATTCTTTCTGGTTAGCTGCCGCAGTCTCCCGGATCTTCAGGAGGGAAGCCGCGCGGAGTTTCACATCGAGCTCCTCGCGCCACTCCTTCAGATGATCCTGAAAGAAGGCAGCAGAAGAGAGCTTCTTCCAATGTGCCCAACCGTCGAGGTACTCAGAAGCAAAGAGATACTCAGTCGGGTCGGCCATAGAGACGTAGAGTCGGCGCAGGGAAGGATAAATGACACCATTGACTTCGTGGTCGTAGTCCTTCAGAGTATAGACAGCAGAAGACTTCTCTTGGTCAAAGTCATACTCGAAGAAGATAGACTTGACGAGGTGCGCCCCCATCGAATTCTTGAATTTGTTCTTAGTCATGTAATCCTCGAATTACTGTTGTAATACTAGTCGAACGACTAATGTATGAACTTAGGTATTAGAAACCCTTAGAAGGATACAATGTAAGAACTATTGTATTGACCTTCTCTAAGGATACCTAAGTAGCTAACGCAGTCAGAGAAGAACTACATCTGTAATTCAATCTACAAGATATTAATGCCATATTTTTCGTGATTTGTCAAGTACAAAATGAAGGAAAATTGAGAATATGATGAAAATGTCAGAATTTCTGTGAGAATTTTTCGAGTTGCTATACACTATCCCATGCTACCCCCCTGACCCCCTGCTACCCCCGTCTAGCTTTCGAGCACTACAGTTAGTATGCTTATCTCTTTCTGTCTATCTGTTAGCATACTACTTGCTTTCCTAGTCGGGAGGTTGGGTTACTTGCGAATGACTTGCAATTGCATTACACCTAGCATCTCGTCTGTCTCTCCCTCCCGCTTCACCAACACATTG